TATTTCTCCCAATCGGAAGCACTTCTAACAACTCTCTTTCTAGTCTTGCCCTTAAGGGGCTTCAATCTTCGAACCTGATTTAGGGATTTCTTCCCTATATAAAATCTACCGGTTGGTATGTGTGTCATTTTATAGACAAACCCAACCGCACCTTCCGGTGTGTTTTCCTCTGTAACAATATTTCCATTAAATTTCCAACTCATTGATTACTTCTTAATAGTGTCTGAATATTTTAATGTATTCAGATTTCCGCCTCTAGCTTTTTTAAGAACCTTTTCATCCGTAGAAAGGTTTTTACCACCATCTGCGTTAATTGGTGTCTTATCTTTACCCTTTGGGTCTATTTTACCAGTTACTGGAGTTGATTTTTTGTATAATTCTAAAATACTAGCCATTTGTGTGTTGTGTTTACTTGTATAAATATAACGTTATGTATCAAAACGAACAATAAAGTTTAAAGGATAGTTTGGTTCTGATTTAATTGGTTGCGGTAATTTTGCTACTGCCACCATATTTAAATCATCATCATATAATCCAATTGTGGTAATATAAGGTGCCAAATAAGAACCAGTAGGGTCTAATGAGCTACTATATTCAAAATCATCAAAACTACCAAATCTATTAGGGTCTATTTCAGATATGTATGGGTGATATGCTCCCCTAACTACTTTAGTGCCCGCATCATATACAGATATTTGTTTTAAAGTATTACCAGTTATATCATTTTTGTCAGTAACCATATGCTTAACTACCTCACCACCATATTCAATGACTGCAGATGGATTTTGTGAGTAATTAAATTCATTTTCTAGTACAGAAAGAAATATTTCATTTTCATATATTGTTTTAGTAGAACGAAAGTTTAATGTAAATTGATTTAGTATAGAACCACTAATAACATTTTTAGTTAAAACAATCAAACCCCTATCATAAAATACATTACCAACTATACTACCAGTTACATCGGTTAAATTTGAATATCCATCATCAACATATGTTTTTCCAATACTTTCATCTTCCAAAACAACAGTATTAGCTTTAATACCTTCGCCATAATTTATTTGTGGAATTGAAAAAACTGCAATATTACCATCCAATACTCTTTCATCAGTTGATGCATATGATTTTCTTTTACCAACTTCAGTTAAAATAGAAGCCGTAGCTGAATTAAGATAGAATTGAGATTTTATTGATGCGTATATTACTTTTTTATTATACCCATGGCTTTTCTCATCATTATCAACATCAACCAACGAACCATCATCGTTTATGCCAAAAATTGGATTAATATCATTTTCATCTAATGTCCATTCTTTATAAACCTTAATAGGTCTTGTTATTACATCAGATTTTGGAATTTCTTTAATCATTTAGCTTTGATTTTATATAAATATTCCAGAAATGAAAAACCCCCAATGAAGGGGGGTTCTCACACTATCCTATTTTTTAATTAGAATGATAATTTAACTTTTATTAAAACTTCCTTATCAAAAGATTTAACAATTGGTTGAGATGTTTTAGCTACTGCAATCATTTCATTTGAATCGTTTAATAATCCAATAGTTGTTATAAATGTTTGAGGGTCAGTATTGAATGTTGATTCAACAAAAGTACCATCTGCATTTACATATGTAGGATTGTTAGAGTAGTTAAACTCTCTATTTGTTGCTCTTACAAAGAAATGTTGTGTAGATACATTTTCAGTTCTTCTAGCTTGGAAATCAGAAACTATTCCATTATATCCAGTTTTGATTGATGATAATAATCTATAATGATTAAATTGCTCAGATGCTTGTATGGCACTACCACTTAAACTACCACTTATTACTTTACTTCCATCAGGAGTATAAATTGTTTGATTAGGTATAAGACCAACTTTAGAACCTATTGCTTTTGCATTAAGAACTATAATACCTCTATCTGCGTAGAACAAACCATATCCTTCTCCATTTGTTGGGTCAGTAGCTTGTGTAAAATCGGCTTCGTTTTCAGTACCTAACTTTAAATCACCAATACCAATTTTAAATACATTACCACTTAATCCATTAGTATCAGAAAATTTCTTACCACTGTTATCTATAAATGTGAAAATACCATTAGAACCTGAAAGTGGTATTGACCAGTTTCCAGCATCCATTTTTTCTCTATATCTACCTCTAGCTATATTAATAACATATATTCCGTTTGCATCAGTTGCTATTCCAGCAGAGTTATCAAATTGAAATTTAGTTGCGGTTGGGTCTAACAACATTGCTCTATATTGAGCGTATGTTGCCTTTGTAGACATCAACGCAGTATCATTATCTTGTAATGTCATAGAACCACTTCCATTAACATGTCCGTATGCTACTGCAAATTGAACTTCTGCAGATGAGTTATATAATGGATTTACATTATAAGCGTTTACATAATAGTAACCACTTTGTTTTTGAGCTTCAGTAGAAGATGTATAAAAGCTTGTTAAAGAGCCGGAATCCCCACTCCACAATCCTGTTGTTACTATTTCTACTTTTGCATTTACTTTATCAAATTCACCGAATCTTTTATAAACCCCAGTTGATATAGCTCCAGATGTTCCAATTTGTTGGCCCGCTGGTAGAACTGAGTTTAATAAAGATACCAATTGATTTGAATCCACCGTACCAGAGTTAGCTAATGCTGCTATTTGTGCGGTTATATTTGGGTCATTAATTAGTGCCATTTTTTATATATATTTTTATTATATTATACTGTTGCTTTGTATATTACAGTCACAGGTATTGTTTGAGAACCTCCAGTTTCATTACCATAAACAGTTAACGTTGTTGAAATATCAATTGTTAAGCTTGGATTTGGTGTAAATCTAAATGCTCTACCACTAACTACTTGTGCGGTTGTTGTAATTTCTTCTCCTAAAAATACTGGAACAGTACCAGTACCATTAGCTGCTTGAGTTACAGTTATTGTACCAGCTCTTTGGTCTGCCAATACTAATGTATATCCAGCATTTACATTTCCAGCTGGTTGTGTTGTTGGTCCTAATGGAACGCCACCTTCTGATTGATTTACACTAATTGAAGGATATCCCAATTTTACAGTTGGAATTTGAGTAGTTCCTTTTGGTAAAGTAACTAATTTATATCTTAATACCTGAGTCTCATCAGGAGATGCTTCCGTTACAGGAATAGCTCTGATTGCTGAATCATAGTAAGCTGAACCTTTTGGATGCGCTGGTTCGTAAAGCGTATAATCAATCTCATCATCGCCCAAAGCAAACTTTGTAATGCTTAAAGATTGACCAGATGCTAATTTTTGTCTACCTTTTTTAGTAAGAATTGCATCTACTGTAATTTCGGTGTTATCTAAATATGCCATTTGATATTGTTTTTTTGTCTTATTTTCTAAAATAAATATAACTAATTAATATTTTCAATTTAATCTACTTCAAGAATTGGTTCACCACTACCTCTACCCGTCTTAGCCACTCTAAGAATATTAGGATTAGTAGTAAATGTTTCAACTGGAGATAATCCATCTGGGGTTGTAGCTGCGGTTTGTAAAGACCCATCAAAGTATGACCTTCTCATTCCTTCAGATAAATTATTAGTAAATCTATAATGGGTTGGTAAATATCCATTAATTGCAGTAACTTCTGTTATATCACCAGCAACAGAAATACTTCCACTAAAAGGTAATATTGATACAGCATATTTATCGTAATTTGTTGTAATTGTTTCATATATTACAGGACCAGATGTTGTTGTTGGATATCCGCTTGTTTGAATTTTTACTTTTAGAGATTTTGTTTCTTTTACTAAAAATACACTCTTTCTACTTCCTGTTATTTCTGTATTACCAAATAAACCATCATAATCTTTATAAATAGCATTACCTCTAATTGCATATAAACCGTATCCAATATTTGCCAAAGAATGTTTATCCATTCCAATTTGTTGAAACTTATTAACGTAATCACCAGTCAATGTTGCTCCAGAAGAAACTACTATGTTTATAGAACCAGTTCTAGGAAGCGTTGGATAATCACTTTCTATAATATTTTTGAAATCATAATCTATTACAGAATCATAATTTGGATTTGTTGCTTCTAATGTAGTTATATCTTGCGTATCTAATGTAGTATTGTAATTATCTATTTCCGATGATAATGAAGATACTTCTTGTGCATTAATGTGTGCATCTTTTGGAATAGAATCCCCAATTAAAAATACATCTTCATGCGTATCAATAGAAGTTTGGAAATCATTTCTTAATGATTCCGGTTTATCCCATTTTACTTTACTTCTTTCTAAAAAATGTGGTTCAATCAATAATCCTTTAGATATATTAGTTCTAGCAGGTGATAAATCTGCAAGTACTTCAAATAGAGATTTATCAATATATTTTACCAATCTTATATATTCATAGATATCTCTACCATCCATTCTTTCAAAGTAATAATGTCTTAATGTATCTAATTCAGAGTATTTATTTTTATATTCATCCGATGGGTCTCCAATATAATTATCAATATTAAAATCACCAAGTACCTTAAGTATATCCATATTCAACTCTTTAATTGGAGAGAAGAATAATCCTAAACGATTTGAATCTACTGGAGCTCTATCGAATGCTTTTTTAGTTGCTCTTACTTTATGAGATAAATCTCCAACAAGTTCTTGCTCCTCAAATCTAATTTTATTTGAATAATTAAATCCTAAAGATGGAACAGTAGCTGTAACAGTTCTATCATATGGCGTATATTGATACGGATATGCTGATGCTGAATACATATTACTTGCAGATGCATATGATTCTCCGTAAGATTGGTTTATTGAAACGTTTTTAATAAACGAATCTTTTGTTCTATCTTTTGGATATTCAAAATCCAAACGGAATATCAAATCAGTTGTTGATGCTGTTACGGAATTACCATTAATTGCATCAGGGAATAAAGTATGATTTTCAAATTTACTTCTTTGTAAAGGAACAGTCCATAAACGGAATTCATCTATATTACCATCATATCCGTTACCACCAATTTGTAAAGTAGAACCAGTTGCCCACTGCCCATCAACCGATGCAATTGACATACTAACTGAAGTTATAATTCTAGTTCCGTTTGAAGTTGCTAACCATACCTCATACCAAGAAGATGAATCAGGACTATTATGTCTATTAATAGATACGTTTGAATAATGCTCCAATGATATAGGAAAATCAGTAGTTCCGGTTTTCCAATCAGGCCCAAATACATATTCAATAGATGATGTTATATATGGATAATATGTTCCACTTGTTTCAAAATATGAACTAACCGATTGGTCACCACCAAAATTAAATTCTAATTTACCAAATGAACCAGTTGTTTGTATTAAATCTAAAGTCCATTCACTACCACTAATTAAAGTATAAGATGAATTTGGTATTTTAGCTGGCTTTATTCTGAATTCAATACTATTTGGATAATCTTCCGTTAAAGAAGAACTATGCCAAGGTATTTTAACATTTGAACTACCATTACCATTTAAGCTTCCTGTTAAGAATATTGCTGCTGTTCTATCATCAAATGTAAATTGTGTACTTCCACCTTTTGTTGGGTCTTGAGGTCCACCAAATTCCATTATAGTCAACATAGATTGTGGTACACCATAACAAGCCATTACAGCTTTAAGTGCTCTAGCAGTACCCTTATGTTTTAATAGATATGGTAAGTTATTTGCAATCCTTCTCCAAACTTCAAAATTTGCATCTTGCAAACTTGTAGAGAATTTAGGTCTACCATCTTTATCACTACCAAACATATATTCCCAAAGAAAATTAGAATTAAATGCTTTTTTACTTTTCCATCCCAAAGAATCAAGTAAAGAATATATTAATTGATTTGGTATTCCAGTTTCTTGTTTATGTTCTAATTTCTTAGTTCCTCTTAATGCATTTATATAACACCAAATAACATCAAAGTGCTGACCAATCATATCTAAGAATAATATAAATTCATTATTCTCATAATCATCAGTTATGAATTCAGGCATATTATTTTTCATAGAATTAACATTGTACTTATCATAATACAATGCGCTTTCTAATGCGTAGTTATACCAAGTAGTAACAGTAGAATCCGTAGCTACTTTTAATATTCTATAATAAAAATCTCTTTCAGTATCATATAAATCCTTTTTAGGATATGCTAATGAATTTTCTGATTTAAATAAAAACTTTTCAAATCCGTCAAATGTTTTTACTAAATTTGATATTTTTTCTCCGATAGCTTTTGCTTCCAATTCAACATATATAGGAGAATATTGTTGATATTCCCATTGAAGTTCGTTTATTGAATCTTCTGTTTGTAAAATATATCCATCAATAGTTGAATACTCCTCATGCTGTGGTATTGCTTCTGTTAATAAATATCCAATAGGAAACGATTGATTTGTTAAATCATAATATTTTTCTTGGTAGCTTTGTAATACTTTTATTTTATAAAAAAAGTTGTTTACTCTTTCTGCAGCTGCCCCATAATGTACATAATTAGTCCAAGTATAATCAGAACCACTTACATATTGTATATTTAATTTTTCAGTATCTATATTATTTTGGCTACTTATTTTATTTATAATATCATTATAAGTAAATGAACCACTTGCCACTAAATCAGAAAAGGCTTGATATCCAACACCATTATCAGCTTCTATTGAAAAATTAGGTCCTTTTAATGGTGGACAAAATGATTCATCAACACCACTAATTGTTACAGTTTCAATTATTGGATTTGCTTGTAATTTTGAAATCCAAATTTCTTGATTTGGTTGAATTGTTGTTTCTAATGGTTCATATAATTTCAATATTACAGAATCACCATCTTCAGCCCAAGTTGTAATTAATTTATTATCAGCATTTCCAAAATGAGCTAAGTGAGTTAAGTATTTAGATGTCTCATCTGCAAATATACTCAAATCAAATTGAGAAAGAAATCCCTCTGCCAATCTACTAACAGCTACATCTCTTGGGATTGTTAAATCACCTTTATCAAATTTTATATTTAAAAATTCTTCAGGCCCAGATATAGATTCTCTACCACTCCTATTGAATGGAACTAACTTTAAACCTATGTTTATAATATCTATATCCTCAGCAACAGAAGTTTTAAAAAAATCTAATAACTTTTGAAAATTTAATGTTTGTTTAGTATATCCATCCTTTTGGCATGCTAACCTTAAAAAGTTAGAACTATAATCATTTAAAGTTGTTGAATTTGGTGTTGTTGCAAATAATCTAACTTCATCTGTATTTACAGTTTCAAATTCAATTGCAAAATCTACATCAGTTCCAACAAAATCAGGACCTCTTAATACAGATGGATATCTTATATTTCTAATATCTGGAGTACCAACGTATATATCATCAACAGAGTTTAAAGTAAACTCAATTGGCGAACCATCACCATCTTTGCTTGATGGTACTATAATAACTTTATATCTACCAACTTCCGATAACATTCTTCCCGGTATTGATAGAATAGAATAATTTTCAGAATTTACAGTATCAAAGTTAAACTCTTTATTGTTTACATATATTTTTACTGCAGATGTTGCTGATGATTTTTTTATACCAATTGGAAAATCTGCTTTAGTATTTTTATTATAAGGCTTTGTTAATTCTTCAATTGCAATAAAATCAATTAAAGGAATATCTTTTTGTACTATTACAAAATTTTCAGAAGTTATATCAACAATTGTATTATCGTATGCAGTTATTGTTGTTGATACGGATTCATTTTGCTCCATAGCCTCAACAACTATATCTTCAGTACCATTATTTGCTTTTATATATTTTGCTCTATATAATCCAATATTAGCAGTTTGAATAATAATATCAGTACCTATTGGTCTTTTTATTTTATTTATACCATTTGATAACGTAATAATATTACTACCACCATTGGTATCTTTAGCTAATACTATTATTGAATTTTCAGGTCCAACTAAATTAATAGTTACATCTACTGTTTTTTCTAATACATCAATGGGTGGTTCAAAAGATTTTTTTACAAAATTATCAAAATTTACAGTTAAAGAAGCATCTTGTGTATTATAATCAAATGTTTGTAAAGTTCCATTTAAATAATATTGCACCCTTATTAAGAATATAGGTTCGGTTGAATATGCAGAATAATCTTGCGTATTAGCAACATATGGTTGTCCATAATATGTTACACCCGTACCAGAATTATAAACATTATTAAATGATATATTATTAAAATTTTGATAACCATATAAACTACTATATGGGTCAACAGTAAATTTTATATCTGTGGATATATCAAATTTTTGCTTTTGATAATTTGGATTATTTACAACATCTATAATATATTTTTCATTTGAAGTGTATCCTTCTTTTTGAACTGTTAGTTCAATTGGTGTTACTAATGCTTCATTTATATCTACAGTAATACTTGAATCGGTAGTAGAAAATGTATTTTCTCCATTTTTAAAAATAGATGCTGCAGATTCTTTTGATTTTATGTAAATTATTTTCTTACCATTGTAATTTGCAGTACCTGCAGTTTCGGAAACTACAACAGAACCTCCACTAGTTACACCCCCACCTCCACCTCCACCAATATATGTAGAAACCCCATCTGAACTAAAATATCCTTGCAGTTGATTTTGTCCATTCAGCATGTTGCCATCTTGGTATTGTTGTGTACCAAATCCCATATCAAATGCTTGTTCGTCTACTGCTCTCATTACTTTATAAGTATTTTATATTATTGAAATTCCATGTTTCTACTCCTATCACCACCCAATTGGCGACCGTATGAATCCCAAGGATTATTTTCGGATAGTGATTGTGTATCAAATTGTCCACCTCCACCACCACCGCCGCCTCCACCATATGATGGTGGTTGCTCAACTGGAGTTTCTATAACTATTGCTGGTTCTGGTATTACTTTTACTGGTTCTTCGATTGGCGTTACAACAACAGGCTTTCCTATTTTTTCATCAGGAGGTATTTGCTTTTTTATTTGTTCTGCAAAGTGAATATCTCTATCGCTTTGCATAGGCTTTATTTTTGTAATTTCTTTTAATGCCGGCTTTGATGCATCTATTATAGTATTACTTTCCAATCTTTGTAATACAAGTTGAACTTCATCTATACTTTCATCAATTTGATTATCAAATGTTGTTTTTGTATTTATGTTTTGCTGTGGTAAGTATTTTGTTATAGTTTGAATTAATAAATTTTTACATCTATCACGAATATCTTCTTTTGATAATCCAATTTCGGGAAGAGTTGTTTTTGCTTTTCCATAATTTAAATCAGATATATCAGATATTCTATTTGTAAATTCATAAAAACAAGCTTGACTGAATTTATTGTAAATTGTGGTTGTTAAAGTTTCAAAATCTTTAACTTTAAATTCACCAATCATTTTATTAGTCCATTTCTCAGAATACTTTGTTTTCATAAAAGTACTTATGATGCTTGGATTAATTTTTTCTATAAAATTAAATGCTAAATTAATAGTATCATCTCTAAACTCACCATTTTTTTTAAATAAATTAAATCGTTCACCTAAGTTATTTGAACTAGCATCCAATCCCCTTTTTAAAGGATATAATCTTATTTCAGTTCTTGATGGAGATATTTCAGATATCCACATTTTATCATTGATATCATTACTACCTACTCTTTTATTTAATAAAGTAATTTGTGTTTTAAATATACCATTACTATATCCAGCTTCTCTTATTAATCTTTCAATATCAACAAAATATTCACTTGGAAATTTATGCTTTTCTAATAATGTTCCTTCTGCTATTAAAAAATAATCTTTTATATTATCGGATGTTAATGGTACATATCTAGCTAATTCGTTATTTATTTGAGGTAATTGATTATCATTTATATCATATAAAACAAACTCAATTGCATCCGATTCTCCAAATCCAAAAAAAGATTGTAAGTTTCCTTCTTCAAATACTTTTCTATCTTTAGAATCAATTTTATATCCTCTATTTTGTATTATATCTTTAAATCCTTTTACTGCCATGACAATTTGTTTCTTTTACTCATTTGCGTATCATATACATAGTAACAATATTGCTTTCCTATACTATGAATAAGTTTACCTATCCAATTATCTTTTGGTAATATACCCACTTCGTAAGCCATATGCTCAGTCCAAGGTTTTACCATCTTATAAATCCACTTAGTATTTTGTGGTTTAGCTTTCATATACTTAACTACATTTCTAGCCCACATCATATATCCTAATACCAAACGAGGGTCTTTCTCATACATCATCTCACCATAAATTTCATCGGCGTTCCAAATGTGTTGAGGTAAGAAACCTTGATTGTATAATTCATTACAAATGATTTTCTTTTTCTTAACTTGAGCATCATTTGATTTAATCAATGCAGTTTGCGCAGTAGCAGTTTGTGAATTTGCATTTGCTAAAGATATATTCAATTGGTTAATGGTGTTATTTCTATCAGATATTGTAGTATTTGCAGAAGATAATTGCTCTCTCAGTAAAGCAGTCTCTTGTAATAGTGATGTATTTCTGGCATTCAATGAAACTCTTTGAATAGATTCTGCAGTTGCTTTTTGTATTGAATTTTGTAAATCAGTAATAGTTGATTCAACTTTACTAGTCACAACTTGCGTTTGATTTTCAGCAACTGCAACAGTTAAATTTCTAGCATCAAGTTCAACTACTAAGCTTTGAGTTATTATTTCCAATTCTTTTACTTTACTATTAAGATTAAGAACCGCCGTTGTTAAATCTTCTACTGTATTTGTTAAATCTGCTATTGATTGAGTTGCTTCATTAAAAGCAGAAACATAAATTGTTGGGTCTGTTACTGGAGGTAATATATCAATTAATTCTACAATTGTAGTATCTATTGATTTTAATAATTCTTCTTCGTTATATTTTGGTTTTATAAGTTGACCAGATATGATACCATCATCCAAAACAGAACCACTAAATATATGAACACCATATCGATTCTTTGTATTAATAGCCAAAGAACCACTTATCAGTAATTCACTAATTTTTACTTCGTTTTGTAATCCCGTCTTTATTAATCCCGTCTTTATCATTTTAATCTTTTACAATACTAAATGTTATATCCTCATCAATATATTGAACATCACCATCCATATCAACTTTAAATTCAATTTTATATACCCTATCCGCTTGCCAATTGGATAAATTTAATTTTACATAATTACCATTTGAATCGCAACTAATTTTAGAATAATCACTAAAAGGAATTATAATATCATTAGATGCAAAATCTTTTATTTGATAATAGGTTGTCTTTGGTAAGTATTTTGTATTATTATATAAAAATACATTAGAGAATGTTTTCAAAGGATATAATTCTCTACCAAATATTCTTATAGTTGGAGTAGTACCAATCTTATATTCTTTTTTAAAATTAGTTACACCAACTTTAATATCAGTTGCTGTTAATGGCGATAATGATGAAGTTATAAATGATTGGTCATCCCAACCTATTCTGATTTTTGGTTGGTATATTGTATTTGTTTCTTTACTAAATACTCTTACTATACCATAGTCTTGCGTATCGTTCTCAACATTATCAGCGTGTTTTATTAAAATACCATCATTAGGATTAGACCCACTCATCCAACCTTTTAACATATTTTTAATATCCATTTGGATATCTGCTGTTTGATAATTAAATGATTGATTTGCTGCATTAGCTACCCACCAAGTACCACCAGTACCATTATTTGGATTTGCATCAGTTCCTAAATTCAATCCATTTTCTAACCATTCTTTTTTACTATCACCTTCTCTATAATTCCAAGTTACACCAGCGGTTGAAATATTATCAAAACGAGTACCTTTACCCATTTCCCAACTTCCACTAATAGCATATGCATATAAAGTATATTCTAATGGAATTTCTTCACTTTGAGTTTCTTTTAATATTAAATTCGCACTTTGCATTTTAATAGTTCCAGAAGTCAATGATGCCGATAGAAACCCAACATCAAATTTTAATAATGCTCTTGATACATCCTTTACATTACCATAATAGATTTTACTTATCTCTAAGATTTCATCCAAACCAGTATTTTGATTTGGCTGCTGTAAATAAACCGATGCATCTTTTGATGCTGTTAAAAAATAGTATGCCATTATCTTACTCTACCTTTAATGTCTGAATCTGGAAACTTTATTTCGAACATAGATGGGTCTAATGAAGGATATACAATCTTTCCCTTAGTTGCCGATTCTATATTATATGAATTTGGAGAATATGGTGCCCCACATTTATTCTCTATTCTAAAAAATGGTACTGATGCAACTCCTTCTACATTTGCTATTAATAATTCAACCTCACTTAAATTTATTGTTTGATTAAATTGCCAATTATCAATGTTAAAATAGTCTTTTAATTCTGAGATACATTTTGCCAATACTTCACTTTTATTATAGTTTTGATATGCAGCTATTTCAAAATCTAATCCAATATTAATAATAAATCCATCACTTATATTAACACCATCTGTAAGCATTTTAAACTCTCCCAAATATGTTTTTATGTTTTCTTTAACTGCGTTATTTAAATTAGTAAGTCTTCCATTTAAATCATATCCAAGCAAGTATAAATTAATTGCAAATGGATTATTTTTTTCAGTTTCATTTGAAGTCTTACCAATTAAAAATTTTGTAATATCAGCTGATACAGTAGCTCTAGTTGGTTCTTCATTATCAGGCATATTTACAAAATTCATTACTAAATCAGTAAATTCCTGTAAATTATTTGGTGATGCTAATATTGATGATGGTGAATTGTTATCCAATGTACCATCGGCAACAGCGTATGATTTTGCAACTGCACCATATTTTGTTGGCATTGCTATTGTTCTTATTTGATAATCTTTTGCGGTTACTGCTCTATTTTGTGCTCCAAAATTTGCCAATGCATTTTGTCTAATTTCTTCTAAAGATTCACCACCTCTACCACCAGTAGCTGGAATTTCATTATCAATAGCTACAGAACGTTGTGTTGCATTCATAAGAACCAATTCAACGTTATTTAATCTTTGCTTATCTTCTTCAAATTCAATTCCTTCTATTCTAGTTAATTGACCAGATGTTATATTTGAACTAACACCACCACCAACTAAATACTTTACAGTTATAGTTGTCATTGATGGAGATGTTCCATATGTTTTTGTTTTTAAAAAATTGGTTGGGTCAAATGATTCTTCTAATCTACTAATAGAGTTTGGTAATCCTAATCCAACATTTTTAAGGTTTGGAATTAATTGCTCATCACTAGCAGATGAATCTCCTGCGCCAAATTGTATAGTTGTTGTACTATCTTCATTTACTTTAACTACAAATCTTTTTGCGGTTTTAATTGTTTTTAAAATATAAGGTACAGTTGATTTAAATTGATATAATTCTTGGTCATTAGCTTCAGTATTTGGTTGGTCAATGAATATCATTTCTTGTGCCAAATATGGAACTTCATACCATTTGTTATTGTTACTATCTCTAATATCGTATATATCAATTATATTATCTTCTTGTAAATTTATTTTTTGAAATGGTTCGTATGCACCAAATTCAAATGTTGCTTCTTTTAATTCTGCAGATATTGCTTTTACATATTTTTTAACCAAATAAAATAATGGTTCTCCTGTTGTAGCTTCTCTTTGATATACACTAACATCTCTACCTTGTGGTTCTGAAAAATCTACTACATCTGCAGTTCTAAATACAATATTATCTTTTGTTGAACGAGATAATAATCCTTCTTTTATTTTTAAATAATATTTTTCATCAGGCTTGTTATCACCACCACTTCCAATAGAAGGAACTAATTGATAAACACTTAATGTTGTTACTGCTGGTGATGTTACTTTTGGCTTATACCCTAAATATTGCGATAATGCTATTACACTTTTTATATCTTCTGCATAAGACATCATAGATTCTTTTAATGTATCATCTATATAATATGATAAAGAATCTCCAATATAAGATGCCATTTCAATAAACATCATACCAGGAGATGATTCATTAAAATCAGAATATGTTTTAGGAAAATATGTTTTTGAAAATTCAATTAAGTTTTCCCTAAACCCAACAAAGTCTTTGCCAAGATATTTTACATCTTTGCCTTTGTTTTTAAAGTTTTTATTTGTAATAGTTAATCCCATTTTTTTAATTATCAAATTTTAAATGATACTGTGTTTAATTCAGGACTATTCCTTACATTAAATGATATCGTAATACCAACTGTATTTCTATCTTTGTTATCGTTTGATTGATTTACGTTTATTTGTTGTACAACTATATAAGGTAACCAATTCTCTAGCGCAGTTGTTATAGTTTCTTCAATTTTTGCAGAAAGTAAATCATCATTAAAATCAAATAATAGTTCTTGAAGTCCACTTCCAAAATTAGGTTGCATTACTCTTTCACCTTTTTTTGTAAGTAATAAATTTTTTATATTAGATTTAGCTTGTTCATATGTTGTAAAAGACTGATTAAAAGCAGTATTACCTATCTGAATGGGTAGAGTTATACCCAATGCAGTATCTTCATACTTCTTAGTGTCTTGAACGAGCTTCTGCCCTAATACAATTGCCATTACTTCTTCTTAAATCTTTTTACAAGTTCTGAATAATCTCTATTCAAAGCTTTATCTATTTCAGCTACTCCAGTATTTACACCCAATCCAGTTGGTTGAGGTCCTTTAGCCATTTCACCATAACCCATTTTTTCAGCCAATGCAGTTTTACCTACAATAGAACCCATATCACCTTGTCCAAAATTCATTGTTCTAAATCCACCATCACCCTGTGGGATACCTCCTCTTGTTTCATTTAGGATTTGGTTAATCATTGGGTTTTTACTAAATTGCTTATGTGGTGTATGCTTTTGTTGAATTGATTCTACAATTGGTTCATCTTCCATCATAGCTTTAGCCATTGATAATCCAGTATTTTTAGGCTGTGTTGGTTGTTTACCTTCGCTTAATAATCTTTTTACTTCCTTTTGTACGGATTCTTTGATTAACGCAGGTAATTGCTCCTTCAATTCCTCTTTTATAAGGATTTGTATAGCTTTTAATAGTTTATCTGTGTC